GCAGAATCCAGAAGATGATGACTATGATATCATCGCAGGTCCTTATCCAAAGAAGTGTATCAGCTGGGAAAAGATCAAGCTTGCAGTTGACAAGGGCTTCGCCGATGAAGATCCTAATCAGCTTGAGAAGTATGTAGGCGACTATGTCTTCAATCCTGCTGGTGATCGTGGTGAGATTCCACTCGGTGAACCGGTTGAAGTTCTCGAAGCTGGTACCGGATTCATGATGATCCGTCGTAACACTTTCGACAAGTTTGCTGAAGCTTATCCTCAGCAGATGTACAAGCCTGACCATGTTCGCACAGAACACTTTGATGGTTCACGTGAGATCATGGCCTTCTTCGATACGCCTATCTGTCCAGACACGAAGCGTTACCTGTCGGAAGACTACATGTTCTGTCAGTGGACACGTAATGCTGGTATGAAGGTATGGTTCTGCCCATGGATGCAACTACAACACGTCGGCATGTATGTCTTCGGTGGTAGCCTTGTTGACCTGGCTCAGATCGGTGCAGCAGCCACGGCTGATGTCGGTCAATTAAAGAAGAAAAAGTAAAATAGTGATGTACACTTATCCGCAGTCATGCTATACTGGTAAATGACTACGGATAAGTCATTATAACATGGAGATATATTATGAAGCTTAATACGAATACTACTCAGATCCTTAAGAACTTCTCGTCTATTAATCAGAACATTATGATTAAACAGGGCAACCAAGTAAGAACGATCTCACCTACTAAGTCTGTTCTTGCACGTGCATTCCTCAATCAAGAATTCGATTCGACGTTTGCAATCTACGACCTCAGCCGTTTCCTCGGTACTGTCTCACTCTTCAATGAGCCTGAACTGACTCTTAAGGAATCGTATGTTGAGATCTCTGAGGGTGGTAACAAGTTTAAGTATGCGTTCAGCGATCCGTCACTTATCATGGTTGCACCTGATAAGGAAATCGAACTGCCCAATCCTGAAGTTCGTTTCACTCTCACCGAGGATGCTCTTAACCGTGTTATGAAGGCACTGAGTGTATCACAACTTCCTGACATTGCAGTGACCGGCATCGAAGGTCGTATCCTGCTTCAGGCTGTTGACACCAAGGGTGCAACCAATGACTCGTTCAGCGTTGAGGTCGGTGAGACCGATGCAAACTTCCGTATGGTATTCCGTTCGGATAACATCAAGTTGATTCCTGGTAAGTATGACGTATCCATCTCGTCAAAGGGTCTTAGCCACTTCAAGGGTGAAACTGTAGAATATTGGATTGCCGTCGAATCTAACTCCAAGTACGACGGTTAAATGGTTTGCTGGTCCTCTAAGCCAGAGTCCGTGGATGCTAAGACTTCGCGACGGACACTTTACTTTATGATGGAGATTATATTATGTTAGAAGAATTCCTCTGGACCGAACGTTTCCGTCCAAAGACTATTGCGGACACTATCCTTCCCACACATCTGAAGACTGTATTCCAACAGTTTGTCGATCAGAAGAATATCCCTAACCTCATCCTGTCCGGTTCTGCTGGCGTCGGAAAGACAACAGTAGCTAAGGCCATGTGTGAGGAACTGGGATGTGACTATATCGTTATCAACGGTTCTATGAACGGTGGTATCGATACACTACGTAACGACATTGCTCGTTTCGCCTCCTCCATCTCTCTATCCGGTGGTCGTAAGTATGTTATCCTCGATGAGGCTGACTATCTTAACGCACAGTCTACCCAACCGGCTCTTCGTAATTTTATGGAAGAGTTCTCGGCTAACTGTGGTTTCATCCTGACCTGCAACTTTAAGGATCGTATCATCGAGCCTTTGCAGTCACGGTGTTCGGTCATCAACTTCAAGATCTCTAAGGCAGAGATGGCAACCCTCGCAGCTCAATTCATGAAGCGTGTGGTTGTTATCCTCGAGAAGGAGAACGTGCCGTTCGAGAAGGCGGTTGTTGCTCAGGTCCTGACCAAGCACTTCCCCGACTGGCGTCGTGTTCTCAATGAACTCCAGCAGTATTCGGCTACTGGTAACATTGACTCGGGTATTCTATCCAACTTCTCAGATACTGCACTTGCCAAACTCATTAGCTATCTAAAGGATCGTAACTTTAGTGCAATGCGTAAATGGGTTGCAGAGTCTGACATGGATACGACCGAGTTCTTCCGTGCCTTCTTTGACAAGGCGGAGGACTATATAAAGCCAGACTCCATACCGGTTTTAGTCCTCCACCTTGCAAAGTACCAGTATCAGAATGCATTTGCAGCTGATCCTGAAATCAACCTGACTGCCTGTCTCACCGAAATCATGGCGGACTGTGAGTTCCTATGACCTGGTTCAACTGGAACAAAACATGTGCCGTGTGTGAAGATAAGTATCTCAAGTGTGTGCCGTTCCATGAAATGCGGTTGAATACCGATGATGGCGTGGTCTCTCTTGAGATCTGTGAGAAATGTGCAGACTTCTTTGATAAGTCTGCCGAAATTATTATGAAGGGCAGAAAACAGGATGACACCGTTTGATTTTGTAAACTCTATTAACTCTTCTAAGAAGAATCTTATGAAGGGTACCGAGAATGACCAGTTAGCAGAGAAAAGCTACAACGCATTCATTACCAACAAGTCACTATCCTACTTCCAGGATACCATTCAACTGGCCAACATGATGAACTGCAATCATGGTCTGGACAACAAGTTACAATATTCGTTTCTAATAAATATTGTACGACCCAGTAAGCGGTATTCAAAATGGGTGAAAAAAGATAAGGATAGTGATTTAGAACTGGTAATGTCTTACTACGGCTATAACCGTCAAAAGGCCAAAGCCGCAATTAAGTTACTTTCCCCGGATCAAATGAAAACAATAAAAAATAAACTTGATAAGGGTGGAGTTAGAAATGAACGTAGTCGATAGTTTAATTGAAGTAAAGCTGGGTGAGGAAGACGATTTCCTTAAGGTCCGTGAGACGCTGACACGTATTGGTGTCGCATCACGCAAAGACAAGACACTGTACCAATCGTGCCACATCCTGCACAAGCAGGGCAAATATTACATTGTGCACTTCAAGGAGCTCTTTGCTCTGGACGGCAAGCCATCAAACTTCTCTGATGAGGACAAGGGCCGTAGAAATGCAATCACGAATCTCCTGGTTGATTGGCAACTGATTAAGCTGGCAGAGGAAGGTTCGACCAACGAACCACTGACTCCACTAAGCCAGATCAAGATCCTTCCGTTCAAGGAGAAGGATGAGTGGAATCTCGTGACCAAATATAATATTGGAAGACGTGCACCTACTAAGTAAATGCTGCGCCATTCTTTTTAAGATAATAAATGCATTAGATTAATATCGGTCGCAAAAAATAAGATTGTACAAATATCAATAGCTATGGTAGAGTGGTCTTTCAACTAGGAAAGGTTCTCTATCATGGCTATTTTTTATGACTCCGGATCGGCAAAAAACTCGGATTTCAATCCGTCTTTAATTCATCGTCTTAATCCGAACTCACAATGGGCTAAACATTCGTACAATTATATCGCCCTCGAACATATCGCGAAAGCCTCAACTGACTTCAACGAACGGCAACAGGCTCGAAAAGAACTCGATCTCGCCGAACGCAAAATGAAATTCTGGTCTCGTCATCCTGACTTCGACGATTCCATTGCGTACTCATTCCGTAAAAAATTCTACCGATTCTAATCAAAATTAAATGCGCTTGGATTGACTCTGAGCGCATTTTTTTATGTACATTAATCTCAAACTGTATATAATGGTTATATCAAATGTGATTGAGGATTTTTAATTATGCTTACTCTTCGTGATATCAACACTGCCACTAACAGCCGTGATGGTGACATCTATTCAGACCTGTACAAGGACGTGTATGGTTTCCGTCCTCGTGGTACTACGTTTGAGTCGGTCGAAGCTTTCGATGCTGACTTTAAATATCTTTCTGATAAGCTCGACAAGCAGATCGAGCAAGAAGCTATCGAACAGCAGAACAACTTTTATGAATTTGTTTGCTGTGTAGATGACATGCAAAAGGTAATGAACGGTTGTACACGTGAGCGTGCAATTGAACATATGGCTTTTGGTGAAGGTATCAGTAAGGAAGAGTTCGACCACTATGGTCTTGAGATCCTCGAGCACAGACTCAACCTTAAGTATGGTTCAATCGCCAAGTGGTTATCGGAGTAAAATAGTTGTGTACAATTAACCCATAATAGGTTATATTGGCATATATACTAAAGGAGATTATGATATGCAAATAGAGATGTTTTCGCTGCCTACATTGAATGATGGTGTGCTTGCTGTAGAACAAAAGTTCTGCGAAGTATACAGCGCATATCGTAACGGTGAGAGTCTCGATCCGGAGGTTCTTGACTGGATGGATACAGCCAATACGTGGTTAATGGAGTCGAAGTAATGATTAAAGAGACAAAGGGTGGCACATTTGCTCCTGCAGATATTCCGGTGATTAAGCGTGCTTTGCACAGTTATCTCATCGATATCCAGCGAATCGAAGGATATAGTGACCGCGATCCTCATCCTGATCTTTCTTCGGTTGCTAATCTTCTGCATCGACTAGGTCGTATCTCCTAATTAATGCGCCCGTAGCTCATCTGGATAGAGCGCGAGACTTCTAATCTTGAGGCAGTAGGTTCGAGTCCTACCGGGCGCACCAAGCCACGATGGCGGACCGGTA